TTACTCATATCTAATCCTAGATCCTTCAAATACTTTTTAACACCATTTTTAAGTTTAATCATTTCCTGATTCATTTGCTCTCCTTACATTTAATATTAGGAAGTTGTTTTTTGGTACTTGTTCGCCTTATTATTGTTGAGATAAGCCTATATATCAAAAACAATAAAACTGCTTGAAATACTATCTTCCATACCTCAGAAATGATATGTATGATTAAATAAGTTGCTTCTTCCATTATTTAACCTCCCTTGTAAAATATTTTTCAGGTTCTGTACCAAATTCATAAGGACTTATTCTAGTTTCCATAGTAGCCCTTGATTGCAATAATGCTTTAAAACCGTCTGTATGTTCTTCAGGTTTCAAATTAGTATATTGTCCTGCTCTCTCAACTAATTCTATTTTTGTAATTTTAATTCCTTTTTCCATTGTTACTCCTTGTTTGTTTTTTGTTTTCCCTAAATGAAAGTACAAAATAATATATATATAAACAAACAATTATTTTAAGTATTTAAAATAAAAGATACAAGAATCCCTATAAAAGAGATCCTTGTGGCTTGTTCGTTTGAGAGGTAGAGGAAGCCTAAACTTGTTCTTCTAATACTATCTTTATATTATATAAGTTAGGAGATTTTTGAGTTATTGTATAATTTGGATTCATACGAACTATTGCAAAGTTATGTGGAGAATAATTATCTCTGTCTAACTGCAATAACATTGGAAGATGCCCACCTAGTGAACGGTGTACAATGGAAGTAAAGAAATCATTTCCTTCAGGTGATGCAAATGTAGATGTTACACCTATAATATTATCCAAACTATCACCCTCACCTGTTATATTGTCGTTTTCTGTGTCTTGTGAAGTCCAACCATATGTATTAAGCATAGGATTTTGATTCATAACTTTACTAGGATTTAAACTATCAAATGATATACTCCAAGTTCTTAAACCTGTTCTTCTTAAAAAATTATCATCATTATTACTTGGATCAAATGGAACACTAAGTCCAAATGGTTCATATCCACCCCAAGAGTTTGGTTTTGTCCAATTTGCTTTACTTAAAGTTTTTCCTGAAATTGTTTTACTTCTTTTAACACCATAATCATAAGATGTTTTTGTATTCATATTACAATTTATAGGGAATGTATATCTGTTTCCTAAAAACAAAGAACCTAACTTTAAAGGCTGTTGAACAAATGGATTTAAAAAATCATCTTGATATGCTCTTGATCTAATTCTTATCTTAAAATATTGATAATTAGCAGATTCAGAAAAATTTGTTAAACTCCAACCATTATATTCAGGTTCAGATATATTATTAACAGCATTAGAAGTTGCTATTTCTGTAAAATCATCTTCAGAATCAGTATCACCACCACCAAAGGTAATAGATGCTTCACAATCAGCAAAATTATGTCCTAATAAAAATAAAGAATTTATATTTTTCCATATATCATTACCTAACTCAGGTGTCCAAGAAAAATTATCAGGAACAAGTTTATAATTCATAGTAATTTGTCCTCTATCTTCAGGATCATAAATATATGATGTTCTTGATGGTTCTAGTTGTAACATTCTTATCATTTCTAATGGTGAATATGGTTCAGCAGGAATTTCCATATCTTGTAATGTTTCAGGATGTGTTCCAATAGATATACCTGCCGGTACTCCATATTTATCTAATGCTCCTGAAGCATATTGGTATAATAAGTAAGAAGCATATAATGTAGGCCTTGTTGGTGTTTGATAGTAATTTGTTGTCATTTATTCCTCAATTCTTTTTTTTGTGTTACTTTGTTTAATTCTTTATCAAAGGAATTAACTCTATGCCATTTTGGTATTTTTGATTTACCATCATAAGAAATATCTTCCCATTTTCTTGTTAATGTTTCCCAAGTCATATCAAGATTATCCCAAGTTTCAATAGAACTATAATTTATTGCTAAGTTGGATTTTCCTAAATCTTGTCTAACAAGAACAGCATTAGTGATATAAAAATCATCTTGTTTTGTGAATAAATCTGTTTCAGTTCCAACATATTGATTTTCATTTTGATGGTTTAATTTTAAAATAAGTATTTTATTTAAACCTGATCTTACTATATAGTTATTAGGTAATAAACTTGAAAATGATGGCCTTGATCCACTAGGTTTTGATTCATTATAATCTATTAATATTCCCTGAAAAGCATAATCAGATTTTATTGATACCCTGTCCTTATATATATATAAATCATTGTTTAGTGTTTGTATATTAATATTTGCCAATTATCTTTCCCCCAAATCTTCTTCTCCTGACAATACAGATTCATAGCCATCAAACCAATTATCACCTTGAATAAGTATAATGTTTACCAAATTAATAATAGCAGTAACATCAATAGAATTGTTTCCATTGTATGATCCATCATATGTGTATCTTGTCATTCTCTGTAATTGTGAAATTGTTATATTAGGATTAGAATCAAGTATAGTATTTACTGCATCCACAATATCAACAATATTGACAGCACCATCACCATTAAAATCAAAATAAGCTATTTCTAAATTATTATGTTGAGTTGCAAGAGGGTTAAAATTCCAATTAGGTATTCTTTCCCCTGTTGTAAAAGTTTGATTGCTTAACCGATTCATATTACCAACTATGTGATATTCTTCTTCTGCTGTTTCAAATCCGTGATCCCCATCTGTTCCTAAATAGTGTAATTGAGTTGCTTTTATCTTAAATGCTTTAAGATCCAATCTTGTTTCATTTATAATCCAAAGAGGATAAACAGGCTGTCCATTTAAAATTTCAACCTTACTATAATCCAATCCAAAAACTTTTTTACCATCAATTAATGGAATATGTATAATATCACCTATTTGTAGTGAACAATAATTTAATGATAAAGAAAGTTCAATTACATTATGTTGATTACACCTGTTTAATAAGTCATATTTAGCAAAATTCTTTGCAGTTGGAATATGGTGATGATATTTAAGTTTAACCTCTTTATGTCCATCTTCAGGTTTAATATTATAATAATCATATCCACTAACCCCATATTCAGGTAGTATATCTTCAATATTTAAATCATATTCTAAATCATAACTCTTTGTTCCAACATCATATCTATATAAATACTTTCCACTTGTAATAATATTTTCTCTTTTTGTAGTTGTAAATTTATGAGATATTATATCTGATACATTTATAGTTTCAGTTATATCATCATTAGTGTATTTATTTTTTATAGTTATAAATGAAAATTTACCATCTTCAGTAAATCTAGGATATGATTTACTTTCTCTTAATATTTCTTCTATTATTTTTTTGCCATCTTTCTTTTTATTTAAAGATAATGATAATTTCCAATCAGAGTGTTCACTCCTAGATAATTCTAAAGAATTAATATCAAATTTTGTATAATCAGGATATAATATATTGTTTCCTGCTGTCATATCTTCATTATGTTTTCCAAATTCCATTTCATTCACAAGTATATTCATAACTATATCAGATGGTTTTGTTATAACCCCATCAGTAGTAGCATATTCAACACCTGTATCAATACCTTCAAGGCTTGTATTATAAAATGCTAATAATTGTTCTTTGAAAACCTCAGTTCCTTCTACTCCTTGTAGTCCTGAAATAAAATCATAATTTGTGTACATATTATTATAGTCAAAATCAAAACCCATAACATTTGGAGTAAATCCTGAAAGATCATCAGCAGGGCTACCATAGGTAAGGCCCAATTCTTCAGCAGTATCAATAGATGCAACCATAGCCCTGTTAATTGCATCAACATAATCATCAAAATAGATCCACATATTGTTTATATATGAATCAAGAAAAGAATCATCATCTAAACTTGGTAAAGACAAATCTGTGTAGTCCGTATATGTTCTCTTACTATATACACTCTCTGTTAAATCTTTTTCTAATGATTCCCAAACATCAAGAAAAATCGAACTAAAACCTACATCAAGTTCTCTTGTACCTGCAAAATCTAATTTCCATAAATAGTTTTGATCATACTCAACAGGCCTTTGTATGATATATTCTATTACTACCTTTCCAAATGATTTTAACCATTGTTCACTAAATAGTGATCTAAAGTGTTCTACTGAATATATACGATCAACAGTTTGTATGTTTCCACCTGTTCCTTCTACAACAGCTTGATATGAATTTTGTGTTATATTAAATTCAGATGTCATCATTAATCTTAGTTGAAATCCCATAAGTTTAAATACAACTTCTTTCCAAAGATAGTAATTGTTCCAAACAGGTGCATCTGATAATCCTGTAATAGCTGATAAATTATCTGCAAAAACAGTATCAACTTCTCCACCCTCTAAAAATTCATCAATAGCTGATTCTATATCATCATTAGTTGGGCCACCTTCATTAACACCATCACCCAATGAATTACCTGTTGCCCAAAATTCAAAAACATTTTCCCAACAAGAACTGAACAAAGCATAAAAACCATCTAACATTTGAGTATCACTTGTAGGTAAATCTACAAACAGACTTGTAGCAGGTACACTCTCTAAATTTAATGAGAAATAAGTAGAACTTAATTGTTCACAGAACGGATAATTTTTTCTACCTGTTATAGAAGCAAAAATATCTCTTTCTGTTATATTTTCAACAAATACAGATTGTATTAAACCTGTATTAGATAGATTTAATCCCTGTTGATATTTTTCTGAATCTTCTAATTCAGGAGGTAAATATTCATATATAGCTATTCCATCCATATCTGTTGAACTTGATATAACCTGTTCTTCTGATAAAGCACTACCTGTTGCACCAAAATTTAATCCGTATATTCTTTTCCAAGTTGGATCTGATTCTTCTATATAGTTATATGGAACATCACTTCCTGCATCAAGCCCATCAAGTGATAATGATGTTTGGCTTCCAAAATACTTATTACCTACTGAATTTGAACTATTTTTCCAATTTCTCATCTGAGATTGACTATATATACTTGCTGTACTATCTATTATTAAATCATTCAAAGAACTAGGATCACTTATACCATCCTCTAGTTGTAAATCAGTTCCAAGTTTTATTGCATTTTGAAGTTGTTGTTTAGCAGTATCTGTATCAAATTCATTTCCCCAAAATTCTTCTAAAGCAGGTATTAATTTTAACCAAACATCAGGAGCAAGTGCTGAAACATACCATCCTGAATAAAAACCTCCTGTTGTCCAAGCCTCGTTAAAAAAGTATTGAGCAGAACTTTGAAGTCCTTGATGATCTTGATTTGGATCTTGATATACCATATAATCTGATGCCCAAAATGTATTTCCTGCCCAAGCACCATTATAAGATATATTTGCTAAAGGTAAATCTATACCCTGTGATAATCTCAACAATAAATATCTACCAACACCTGCATTAGTTGATGTTTTTATCCTAGATGTTGCCAATGGTATTCTTGCTGTTTCTGCATTAACAACAAGTTTATCTGTACCAAAATCTTCTGCTCTGAAAAATATTCTAGGCAATCCACCATTATCATTTAAACCTTCAGGAGTATATAATGTACCTGTTAAGGTATCGTGTGTTTGCTCATCTATATCAAGAATAGTATTATTGTTTGATCCACTATAATGATACATATCAAAATATCTTTCTATATAACCCCTAACATCCCATAAGCCATAGACATATTCACTTACAGGTGCTAATTCAGGTGCAATAAGTGTACTGTATGAACCTGCTATTGTATTTATATGAAAATTTGAATATAATTGATATTGTCTATTAAGAGTTTGATTGTGATGATCCCATACAACATAATCATTATCTTTTTTAATGTAAAGACAATAAGGAAGTTCAGTAGGAGTAGATTCTAACATTTTTGGTATTCTTGCAGTTCTAAAATTATCTGTTGTTGGCTGTGTATCTAATAATACAGTCATAGCCTGTTCAGTTAAATCAGATAAATAGGGAAGTGTAAATGCTCTATTCATACTGCCAAAAGTCATTGGTACAGTTGTATCTTCACCTTTATAATTCTCAAATATTCTATCTTGTGTTGATTGATCTAATGTTTCTATCCCTGCATAAGGAATAAGTTTATCAGTTATTTTTAATTGTGTTTGATCCTCAGCAAATATACTTATTGTCTTATCATCATACTCAACCCTACTTATAGTTCCTTTATAAATTAATGCACAATCACTATCTGTTGGTGAACCCTCACCTATAACATCTGCTAGATTTAGCTTGTAAGTTGATGGAGATTTGTAAAATAAATATATATCCTTATTTATAAGTATAGGTGATGAAGAAGTTGTTGTTTCTCCATAATACTCTGCTAGTGTAGTATTTGAATCATAATAATTATAAAGATTACATCTTAATCTATTGACTTTTAATTTACCCTTCTCATAATCAATAGATGTCTTTACTGATGATACGTTTTTAATACAGGGTATAAAAGATGATTGTTCTAATGGATTTTCAGGTGTTGTTATATGTTCTGAATCAGAAGTTAGAACTTCTAGTATATCTATACTATTCTGTTCAGTTATAACTAATACAGGTTTTAGATTTACATTAGTTGATATAACATCTGATAAGAAATTTTTAGATAAATCTATCATTAGTTAAGTGTATCTCCCATTCTCAAGGCTTCTTGTAATTTATCAACTAACACATCTTCAACAAAATCATCAGTTAATACATTTCCTGATATATTGAGTGTAATTCCACCACCTTGTGGCCCATCTATATTAGGATCACCTCCTAAAGGTGTAACCTGAACTCTCTCCCTCCCACTTGGGTTATCACCAACCATAATTATTTCAGGCCCATCTGTTATATAATCAGCACCTGTGGCTGCCCTTCTTATCTGTTGAACCCTCGCTAAACCTGCTGCTGTTGCTGCAAGTGCTGCTGCAACCCCAAGCGCGTGTGCAAAAGGCTGTCCTTTATATGCTTCCACCATCCCTGTGTATGCTGCTTGTGCGCCCTCATAAGTGTCATAAATTGTTTTAGCAATAGCTGCTGCTTTATATACTTTATGGAATGCTTCAAATTCTTCACCTACTATCTGCAAATTACCAATTAAATCTCCCCAATGCCCTTTCTTATCTCTTAGAACCTGTTTATCTATTTGTTCCTGTTTCTTTGCATTTTCCTGTAACCCTTTAATAAAATTATCCCAAGCATCTGTTAAATTTTCAAGTTCCTCTGCTTCTTTTTGTGCTGCAAGTGCAAATAATCCCATATTCTCTAATTCTTCAACAGTTAGTTCAGATAGATATTCTTTTAATTCTATTCTTTCCTGTTCTTTAGCATTCATTTCCTCTAAAGTAGTCAACATTTCATTACTTGTAGTGTTTGATGCTGTTTGTGATTCTTCTAACAATGTTAATAATTCTATTAAATATAATAATTGTTCATTGTTTGCATTTAAATCATCTGTTGTTTCACCCCAAATAATTTTAAAATCATCACTAGGTTTTAATGAATTTTCCATAGCAGTTGTATATTCCTGCATCATATCCTTACCATTAAGTGTTGCCTTGTTTATGTCTTCCATAACAATCCCTAAATCAACAAGTTCACCTATAATTTGTGCCTTAGTAGCACCTTGCATTGATTCTTTCCAATCATCAAAGGCCTGTGCAGATTGTGTATATACAACAACATCTTCTTCCATTGATCTTCTTAGTTCTTCCTGCCAATTTATAGCACTTGAAATAGCATCTGCTAATCCTGTTATAGCAATTACACCTAAATCAACAGCAGGTGCAAATAATTCACCTAATGCTGTTCCTGCATTGAATATTGAAGTTTGCATTTGTGCAAATCTCATAGCACTTGTTTCTGCTTCAGCACCTAACTCATCAACCATTGAACTAGCTGCTCTTAATACTTCTTCATTGAAGGCTTGTTTCTTTTGATTGTCATCTAATGCTTCAGTAGCAATTCCAAGTTTTTCTGCATATCTTTCATATGCTCCATTGGTATCAATCATAATACCTAAATTATCAAGCATCAGTTTGGATTGCCTACCCATACCTGTAACAAGTGAATTAACAGCATCAGTAGCATCTACACCAAGTGCCTGTCCTAACCTTTGTGCAGTATCAAATAATTGTGCCATTTGTTCATCTGAATCAACAACTCCTAACAACATAGCATTGTTTGCCTGTTCCATTAGATCCATATCATTTACAGTACCATTAACAGCACCTCTTAGTTTATCTAATGAACCACTTGTAAATCCTAATTTTTTCCCTAGTGCATCAAAACCATTCTCTAAATCTTTTACTTTTGCAGCTTGTTTTGCAAGATCAGTTGCAACCTGTATCGCTTTACCAAAGGCATATGCAGTAGCAACAGCAGCAGTTGCTTTAGCAGCCATTCCCTTCAAACTGCTACCAACACCATCAACTTGTTTTTTTGCTTTTGTAGCACCAACTGTTTTGACTTCTATTATATGTGTATTTTTAGCCATTTGATTTTTCTCTTTTCATAGTATTAACAATATTATCTATTTGTAAGAAATCATCTACCACTCTAGCAGGAGTTTCTTGTAATGATGGGTATGGAGGACAATTAAATGATTTACAGAAGTTATATTCTTTTATTCTTTGTTGAATTTTAGGATCAAGTAATTCACTTGTATTACAAAAGAAAAAATGCTCTGAATATAATGAATCAGCAACATTGTCTATATTTTTATCCAATAATTCTTGGTAACAATTCAATAATTCTCCATATACATCATCTATTGAAGCAAATTCTTTTGTCTTACCTGTTACAGGAGATAATGCTTTATATGGGTATGAAAAACCATTATCACCATTATTATTCAACCCATTAAGAGAAACACTTATATTAATGCAAAAAATACATTCTTCTATTTTTTTTTATTCATCTCTGAGATGATTTTAGCACCCAATGAATATATTTCTTCATTTGAATACTTATGTATTTCATCATCTGTAAGTGTAGTTCCTCTTTTTATAATATCTATCCAAAAACTAAAGTTTTTCTGTGATTCCTGATCAAATATTATATCATTTACTTCTGCTCTTTCTGTAAGGTTTAACTCTTTAAATTCAACTTCAAAGGTTTTAATATCCTTACCCTCTACTTTTACTTTACTCATTCCTCTCCTCTCTCAGTCGCCAAACTGATTGTTTATTACATACCTGTTGGTGCTGTATCGCTAAACAGTTGTATTTTAAGTGCTTCTGTTGATCCATTTTGCAAACATTCAAATGGTAAATTCCAAAAGACACCACTTGATGTGTCTTGTGTTGGATCACCTGTTAATTGAATTTCAGCTAATATATTCATTTCACCAACACTACTAACTGTATTATCACCAAATTTAAGCGCTAATGATAGTGTTGTTTTATCAAAAAATGATTGTAATACATTAGTTCCTGCTGACAAATCAAACTGTCTATCATCTTTTATTACCAAATTACCTGTAATATCAAATTGTGGTATAACATACATTTCAGGGAATCCAAGCCCATCACCACCTAATTGTTGTACATTGTTTACAATATTAATTTCAAATGATTTAATCAACATATCACTATTAGTTGCACCATCAATATCTAATGTTTTTGTCTTTAAATCAGACATATGGAAAAAAACATTTTCATCAGGATCAACCCAAGTTCCATCAAATGTTTGTTCCAACTGTGATTTTGCAATTCCATCACCTGCTGTACAATGTGAAAAACCACTCCAATAATTTCCACTAATAGTAATTGCACCACCGTTTGTACCATAATCACCTTTAATTGTCATATCAGAAACCATAACCCCATTAATTCTTATTCCATCTGCGTGTGATGAAGCTGATGGCATATATGCTAAATTAACTGTATGTGGTAATCTGTCTGTTACAGCACCTCCTATTGCAACCTTATTACTAGAACCATCCCATTCAACTGTATATACATCACTTCCATCTGCAGTATAATCTTGCCCAACCATCATTAAATGTTGGAGCATAAGTTCAGGTGTGGCAATAAATTCAAAAGGCATTGTAACCTGTCCACCCTTTGTAACTAATAATGTATCACCTGCATCTTTAATACTTCCTCTCCCTGAGAGCATTCTGCTTTCCCTAAGAACTTCAAATGTTGGTTTTGTTACAGTCGCCATTGGTATTCTTCTATATGCACTACTATCTGTATTGTCTGCATCTGCATCTGCATCTAAAGAAACACCAAAAGTTGCTTCTGATAAGATACCAACCTGAGCATCTTGGGCATTTTTAACTGTTGTATCTATCGCCATCTATTTTTTCTCCTTTACTTTTTTAGGTTTAGGAGAATTAATTTTTTCTACTAAACCATACCTTATCAATTTACTTCCAACCTCATCCTTAACATCTACAATCTCACCTTTACATAACTTTGAATATTCAACCCTACTACAAGGTGAAGATGTACTATCAAGCCTATCTCTAAACTTATGATTTGCTTTAATTTTCATATATCTCCTTATTCCATATTACTAAAATGAATGCAAGTCAATGTCCATTGACATACAAAATAATCATCATAATCTTCTATATCTACATTAAATTCAAGATCCCCTAATGTAACATCTAAGGCTCTTGAATTTTGCTCATCTGATAAAGTAAGTGTCATATTATCGTGTACTAATGCTTCTAATATACTTACTTGATTTAAAACATAATTCTGAAATTGTTTATCTTTTCTATTTAAAAAATAATACTGACAACTCATTTCATATTCCCTTTGTTCCATAAAAGTTGCCTTCTCTAACTGATTAGAACCTGTTGGAATAATTCTTATAAATTGATTTGCTTTAATTTCATCAAACCAATCACTATATACAGGACATTTCATTTCTGCCCTAATTTTGCTCTTTAATGCAGTTAAAATGTTCTTCCAATTATTTGTATAGCGAACTGACATTATCTGATCATCTCAATAGTTGCATTACTTTTATTAGTTTGTTTTCTGTTACTACCAAATACTTCTATATCCCAATAATCACCATCTTCTGCAATAGCACCCTGAAATCTACCATATAAACCACCGTGTATATGTTGTAATCCACCTGTAATCTTTTCTTTAGTTGTAGTACCACCCCTCAATCTATCATTAGATAAATAACTTACTTTAAAAGTTGCAGTTCCATAAATTCCTGTATCTTCAATCTCAACTCTAAGTAAATCATATGATTCTCCGTGATATTCTCCTGCAAGTTCAGCTATATCCATAGATCCTGCTACATTCCTATATCTTATAGAACCCTTCTTATCATTAGCATCTACTTCATTAGATAGTTTATATATACCATCATTTAATTTGTCCACTAAACCTGTTCTTTCAGGATTAGTTACTAAACTCATAAAATAATCTGCTTCTTCACTTGGCCCTTCTTTTGCTCTGATAAGATTAGATGTTGCAATATAACATACTGATTTAATAATAATTGGATCATATTCTTCTGCTTCAGAATCTAAAACTGTATCTAAATCAACTTGCTTATTTTTCTCTAATGGTGTTGAATATCTTGCATCTAAATAATTATGTAATTCTAAACTAGCATCTACTAATGTTTGATTTAAAAAATCTGTAAAATCTTGTCCTACTTCAAATACTTGTTCATTTATAGTAGTAGATGAATAATTGCTATTATAATATTCTACTTGATTTGTTGCACTTGCATAAAACCATTCACCATTACTATCAACAGCACCTGATGTTGATTGTGCTGCTGCTAACTCCTCACCATTTACAAACAATTTATCAACATATCCACAATCTCTAAATAAATGAAGATTACCTGATGTTAATGTAGGGAAGATTTGAACCTTAGAATCAAAATCATTAACTCTATTAAAGTATTTAGTTAAATCTGAAATTCCTGCGTATTTAAAATTTGTTGCCATTATTTCTTCCTTTTCTTAGCATAAACTTTTATTTTAGGTTTCCTTGTCGGCCTTCCTCTTTTTCTTCCATATGTTCCCTTGCCTTTTGGCATAATTTCTCCTATCCTAATAATAACATTTCTATCTTACTATCTGCTTTTGGATTCATACTTCTAGCATCTATTGCTGTGATTGTGTTATATGCTTGTGTTACATATTTAGAACCACCTGAATGTGCTGATAATGATTCTGCATATATTTTAAATTCACCATAAGGTACGTGTGTAAATTCACAATGTCCTGTAACATATGATATGCTACCAACAATACCACCATTATGTAATAAATTACCATTCCCATCATCAAGAATAAATGCTGATAAATTCTGTATTTCTTTTCCTGTAACAGCATCAGTTATTGTTTCAGATGCTAATGTTGATGCAGGGCCATATACAATAGTGTCTGTTGTTCCACCACCGTGTGGGCTACCTAATAAAACAGGAACACTACTTGATAATGCAGGGAATCTACCAACACCAAATGGTGTAGTTCCTGAAACATTTGCTATCCCAACTCTTGTATCACTATTATTTGAATGTGATGTTACCCTAATATCTCCATTATGTAATCCAATAGTAACTTTCTTATTAAATAATCCTGATGAAGCATCATAAAATTTTTCGTCTAGTACAGATTGCACCTTTGGCAATACTGCGTTGCCTGATCCTGCAAACGTGGTATCACTTGCATCTGTTGTAAATGCTATTGCTGTTTCACTTGATACTGAATCAATACCACCTACATTATACTCATCCACTACAATATGAAATGTATAAGTTGTTGATGCTGCTAAACCTGTTTTATCAGATGCTTTTATACCTGTTAATCCCCAATCTAAATAACCACCCTCAGTATAAAATGGCCCTATTGCTACACTACCTGCAACTATTCCATCTGCTAAATTTCCTGTTGCACCTGAAGTTCTACCGTACCCAAAAAATGCTCCTCTTTGTTTAAACCTTCCATTAGCATCTGTTTGGCATTTACCGTTATCAAAAGCTAAGTGTTCATTACCAAAGAAAAACCTTAAATCATCATCATCTGAGTGTGCTGCTTCTGTTGAACCTAATAATCCCCTCTTAACTGTTAATGTGTTAGTAGATATAGATTCAATAGACATTACTTCTGAATTAATCATAATTAAATCACCTACTTCAAAAAAATCACCATCATCAACATCAATAGCAGTTTCTGCTATCGCAACATCTTCTGTTACTTGTATATCTGCACCACTATTATATGTGCTTCCTGAAAATACGTGCATATCCACATATTCATTACCACTATTAATATCTTTAGGTTCTATTGCTATTGTTCCTGCTGCTGATTTTGCTGCTGATTCAAGTGTAGATGATGCAAGTGGTGAATACCCAAGCATTCTATTATTTGGAAGATATATAAACTCACCTGCTGGTAAAATGATACTAACATTTCTCTGTGCTGTTTCTTCTCCTGCTGAATTTTCTTCATTCATATCAACAGAATTATGCAAATCCATAGTGGTGCTACCACTATCATTTCTCCAATCCCACATAGTAATCATAACCTCTTGACATATATCACTAATGTTCTTTAATACTATTGCCTTAGCATTCTGAACTGTTAAAGCACCTAAACTCTTACTAAAAGATGATATAGTTATAAAAGCATCAGAATTGTCTAAATCTTGTATAATACTTGATTTTTCTGTATATACTTTATTTGATTCGCATAAATAATCACCATCAGTTGTATTAATATTTAAATTTATATTAGCAGAACCACTTGATATTCTTCTACCTGTTCCACTTCTACTCCTATATGCCATAAATTTTTTCCTTCCTAAGTTAAATGATATTTTACTGTTATACCTATTGAATAATCTGAATTAACAGAATCTGATCTAAATGTTGCTAAAATTACTTTACCTGCTGTTACAGTTGCACTATCTACTGTCCAAGTTGATAGATATACCTGCTCACTACCTGCGTTTGTTACATCTGAATTATGTGCCAATAAAGTACCATCTGCTAATGCTGATGTGCTTCCTGAATTAAAAGTATAACTCATTAAGTGCATTCTAGTTGTATCACCTGTTGCTGTATCAGCACCTTCCGTTGAATAAACACCATCTATTGAAATAGCATCAGGAACATACCACATACAGGTTTGTAATGTAGATGCCCTTTGTGTGTTTGTGTTAGCAGTTGTAAATGATGTATCAGGATCAGTTCCTGTACCAATGTCCAATGTATATAAAACATTTGGATATGCAGCCATATTAAAAGGAATAGCATAATGTACATTTGCAAGATAATTTGCATTTTCACCTGATTCTATGCCAAAATAAGCATATTGTGTATTGACGTGATTTCCTAATGCTTTAACCTGACTGTTTGTGGTATCTACAACAAATTTAGTTGAACCTGATGAATTTTGTATATCAAGTGCAGTCGTGTTATCTGTTGCAGATTTTACCTTTAATGCTCTATCAGATATACTTGTAGATGTTGAAGATCCATTACCTGTATTAACGGAACGTAAAGTGCTATCAACTCCGTTGTTACTATTCTCAATAGTTAATAAATCTTTGAAAGTTCCTTCAGGTGTTTTGCTAGTCAAAGCCATATATTTACCCCATTATTGTCTTTATAATATAACATAATATTTAAACTTTTAAACATATTTATTTTTTAATCATATTCTGCAAAATCACTTGTTGTAGCAGGTAATGCTGTTACTTTCATAATAAAATCTGCATATCTATTAGCACCTGTTCCACCCCAATTCAAAAAAGCATTTGCTAAACTTGTTTTTGCACCAAACCAATAATTATAAGTTGAACCTGCTGTTAATCCTGTGATAGTCCAATAGTGTTGACAAACCTCATCATCAGTTTCATCAGGCATCCTGTGCATTTGTTCATAACTGTTTCCTATGGAGTTGTAAGTTGCGTTATCTGATAAACCAAAATATACAATCCTGTTACTGCTTGAAGCATTTGCGTGTATCTGAACCATAACTTCTACACATCCACTTGGAGGAGCAACAAATCTAACTGTCATATCAGCATCAGGTACTGCATAAGATGTTGTCAAAGTATAAGAATCATCCCCTGCATCTTCACCAATCATCCTGTAACCAAGTATCATTCCTGCATAAGCACTATTTGCTACACTATACTCAGTACCATCTTTTTTCATAGAAACCGTTCCATCAGTATCTACTGTTAATGTGCCTGATGAATCAATAGTAAGATTCCCTGAAATTATTTTATCCAATGAATCAATAGTTAAATCACCACTAGAATAAGTTACATCTGATAGTTCATTTAGGGCAGTAGCACCTGCATCAGTTCCTGTTTGTACAGAATCACCATTAACAGTTAAACTGCCCTGAATGTTTATTGTATCATCTGATATTTGTATAGGTGTAGATTTATCACTAACCTTTAAGAACTTAAGATTTGATTCCAAATTGCTGTCATTTTCAAGTTGTACAGGGTTCTTTCTTTTCTTCTCAAAGAATTTTTTAGTGTGTTTTATTATATCAGATAATTTCATTAATTACTTGTCGCTTCTAAGCCCTTTAATGAACCCTTCAACTGCTGCTCCTGCTGTATTATCAACAAGATCAATCAGATATTTTTCAACGGTAGAGTTCCATATCCCCTTAGTCCATTTCCACTTACCTAATCCTAAAGTAATCACAGATCCTGCCCAATAAGCACCTGTTTCTACCCAAGAGTATAAATCTTCATTTGGTATTCTTTTTAATAACCATAGTGCAATAGCTGATGCACCACCACCTGCAAATAAGTTAACATTGTTTGTAAAAAATTCCATATTATTGAATCTCCTTATTGTCTGTTGTTATAAGTTTTATATTATTATAGAATGCTTCAATTACCTGTAATCTAGCATCCATTTCATCTAAAGTATCTTTCTTGAATATAGGAGGATGTGAATCTCTTTCTAGGTTTGTAATCCTTTGTCCTAATTCGTGAATAGATAACTTTATATCATTTACTGCTTGTTTAAATTCTTTCTCAGTCATTCCTTTATGCCTAAGTAAGTTAAGATAAAACCTACAAAAGTAGATATTGTTATTCCTACTGTTTTATGTGTAGTAATATCTCTTTCTGCTTTTTGTAATCTACCATTTATCTTTTCTAAATGAGCAATTACAACATCAATCTTCTCACTATGATGTTTAAGGTGTATAGTTACTTCCCTTCTGTAATTGTCCAATTCTTTACTCATTATAAGGATGCTTCTCCTGCTGCTGATGAAGTGTCAATAGGTTCTATAACGGATGATAATATCTGAGTGAATCTAGCCATACCTTCAGCAGGTGGTAATTGTTTAGCAGTAGCACTTACATTATACTTAGCACTAAAATCAGATGTTCTTGTATTTTCTTTAGATGAAGATACTGTACCTGATACATTATGATGTGCTTTTACTGATGCACTACCCCAACCCCAAGATGCACTAGCCTTAACCTCTGCACCACTATCTGTTGTTTTACTCTTAGATGAAGTTGATGTATTAGCAGAACTCTGCTTAACTTCCATAGTGAAATCAATCTCCATAGTGTCCATAGCAAAGTTAGGGATATTAACTAAAGATATTACAGGCATTTGGATCTTCTGATTAACGTGTGCTACCTCACCTGTTGTTGATGAGTTTGTTAATCTATCTAAACTAACATCAATTATATTTGCATTTTTAGAACCATCTTTATTGTCTTTACCTGTAAAAGCCAAATCTTCTACAAAACTTAATGTTTCTTGTGCTAATGCTCTTTGCCCTTTAGCAGCACCTATAATAGGATTACATATTAATTCTTCTATTGGTAGTCCTACAAATGCTTTAACTGTTGTGTCTTGTTTTGCCATTATCTTTCTCCGTTTAGTTAGGTATTATCTTAACAAGTGAATCTTTAATTCTAGCAAGTCCTTCAGGAGCATCTTGCCCATTAAACTTCACTTTTATCTTGGCCATTTCTCGGCCCTTATTTCTTTTACTTAAATCTGTTAGGAATTTGTGAATCTTACTAGGCTTCTTTTTTGTTGCCTTACTTTTATTTATTTCTTCAGATTCTCCCTGAGATAATGCAACTTCCATTTCAATTTCTACTTCTTTAATTGCCATACCATTATGAGGTACTAATGTAATTACAGGTATATTAATTGTTTTTAATTCTCCATTATTACCATTAGGTAGTTTAACAGGAAGCATATATGGATTACCATCTTTATCAAAGTAATCCTCTTTTACTTCACCTACATAATGTTGCTCTATTGTATTCTGTGCTTCTACTATTGATTTATAGATCCCCTGAAACACATTATCTAAACTATCACCCATTATATTCCTCTATCTATTCCATAGCCTTGTAATTATATCTACCAATGATTTATAACTCTTGATCAAACCTTCCTGCTTAATCTCCTGCTTCTTGCTGTTATCAATCAATTTTATAATTATACTCTCCAACCTATTGAAGGATTCTCTTAGTTCCTTCTGTAATTCATCTTGAATAAATTTTGTGCTTTTCCATATATAAAATGCCATTCCAATACTCATTAGAACAGCAATACCATATTTCTCTAATATATCTAACCAATTCACACTACCACCTTAAATATAGTAGTGCCTTGATTAATCTTATCACTTGATTTAGCATTATAGGATTCCAATGATTTGTCAATATCGTACCCATCAGAATAATTTTGTAAATCAACCTTAATACCATCTCTGTTTCCATTGTTATAAAATATGTAGCAGTTTTGTGATGCTCTACCTGCCAAGTTAAGTGCCTTCTCTGAATAATCATTTGCTCCTACCATACTACTACTCCTAGAATAATTATCACCAACTCTTGCTGAATGAATATGCCCAAATATAACATAATCAATCTTTGTTCCTCTCATTCTGTATCTTCCAACCATTTGATTAATAGAAGATTCAATGCCTGTTCTTTTAATAGCACCATTTCCGTGCAATACTAATAAGTTTTGTCCTGCAACCTCAACCACTACCTCAGTAGGATCCCCATCAATAAAACTAATATCAGAACCTCTAAATAAATACTTTAATGTCTGAAATATTGTATAATCATAGTTATCTGTTGCTATAAGTGTACTCCAACCCCAATCTTTCTTAACTCTGCTTTCATTACCTGTTACCATACACACAGAAACATTAAAATTGGTGTTTAAATGCAAGATTACTTGTTGTAGTATATCAACTGCTAGGAATGTTGCTTTTGCTCTATTAGTGGCCATTTGTAGTAATTCATCTAATCTTCTATCTGAATTTAATAAATCACCTGATTGTACCATTAACACATTAGTAACACCCATAGCCTTGAAATATGTTGTTGCTTTATCAACAAACAACTTGCATCTTGAAGATGCTACACTAAAATCATATTTATTGTGTTCAAGATTTACTAACTCATTAAAGTGAACATCAGAGAATTGTATTACACCAACACAAGAGTTGTCTTCCTTATGCTTCTTAACATATGTAGATAGTTTGTATTTTTCAAAAAGCCCAACTAAACTTTTACTATATTCAGAAACAGCATTCTCAATTCTTGCGTGTTCCCTAAAAGATTTTCTTTCTATCCTGTTTAGATCTTGTGCTGATTGCTTTTGTTTAGCAAGTTTAACATTCTCTATAACTAAATCAGGATCTTCTATACCGTGTATTGTTCTGTGATTACAAACCTTACATTGATACCTTTGCCTGTCCTCAAACCATCCACTCTTTGTCATTCCAACATTATAACACTTAGGACAAACTATATCATTTGGCATATTATTCTATATTAATCTATGTTTTTCATTCTTCTTCAATACTATGTGGATTATCTTTTAATAATTCTAAATCCATAAACTTTCTTAACTGATTAGATAATTCTAATGCTCTACGAGGTGTATCAACCCTAGCCCATTTACTATCTAACATCTCAATAGAAGCACCTTTATAATCTCTATTTGCTATTAAATATATAGTTTTACGAAAAGCACTAAAGGATTTTACCCCAAGTTGATATGCCATTTCTATAACAATATCTCTTACTTCTTGAGGGGCAGGTAAGAACCATTCATACTTATCTGCTAGTACATACTTTAAATGTTCAAGATCTTCCTTAAGCCATTCTTCTGCTTGTTCTTCAGTTACTTTAAGATACTTGATCCTTTTGCCATAACCAATAGTATCATATCCTGCTGTACACTTATATACAACAGGACTGAAACCTTCGTGCTTCTTTATACTATCTATTAAAGACATTTATTATTTCTTTTTAGATGATTTAGGTTTTTCTTTTTTTACTTCATCAAATTTACTTTTTAATTCTTCTAAATATTTAGAGCTATGAACTTTTGGATCATATATACAAATATATCCTGAAGGTTTTTTAAATTTTCTAACCATTTTCTCTCCTAATTAATAATAGGGGAGCAATCCGACTACTCCCCTATTAAGATTAAACAACTTAACTATTATGAAACATCTGATGTTAAAGAAACAGCAAATAAATCTTTAATCATAGTTTCACCCCAAAATCCTGTTGCAACCATTTCTGTTGCTCTTTTAGCAGCATTTCTTTGTTCTTCTATTCTTATCAATCCATCTACTCCTATTCCAACACCAAAAGCACCTGCACTAAAGGCACATCCTTCTTCATCATCACCACCTATTTCTGTGATTTGTGGAGAAGTATATACATCAAAACCTGCTAACCTTGTAACAAATCCGTTACTAGCAAGTTCTTGTCCTTGTGCAGCACCAAAACTAGAGTATGGTTTTGCATTTGTTCCTGTAACAGCAACATCTGTAATTAACTTCCTAACACCCTTTGTACCCCACACTTGTTTTGTTCCAAGTGCAAGATTTAAAGGTGCAGGGGCGCCATTTGCATTTAATAATCTCAAGCAATCAAATATATGCTCTAATGCTAAAGTATTTCCTGCTCCACAAACATCATTTGTTAATGAACCTGCTGCAAATAAATTAGCAATATCATCATCTAATCTCATAGCAACTGCATTACCTATAACTGCACCTGCTGTTTCTTTTAATGAACCTGCACCATATCCCATTTGAGATAAATCAGTAATATCTACTTGAATACCGTGTTCACTAATTGTAGCAGTTCTAGCAGTTGTTGCTAATGCTTGTGCAGTTCCTGCTGTTCCTTCTGTTAATGCAGGTACATCTGCTAAAGCAACAGCAGTCCAATCAGAAAATTCAACTGAACCTGAACCTCTTGCTGCTTGTTTTGAAGTTATTAAGGGTAAAAATACATTTGTTTTGTTGAAAGCAACTACGGCATCACCAATAGTAACACCGATACCACCTGCTATTGTGCTTGTAGTTGTTGCACCATCACTTAGAGCCATTGGCATCTCCTTCTATTTTTGCACTCTTTCAACTGCTTGTTAGCCTTCATTTTGAGTGCTTTAATTTATCAATCTTCATAAGGTTTTCTTAATGTTCCTTTACCAAAACCACCAAATAAACCAATACCTCTTGATGTAAAATCTTTTCCTGCTTTATTCTTTTCACATCTATCTTGCATTTCATCAATATAATCATTGAAATCCATTTTAGAATCTTTATAATAAGCATCATAACTTCCATCAGGATTAGTTATATGTTTAAGATTTTTATTAGGATCAATATCAACACCAAAGGGTTTATGCCCTCCATCATTTATATTG